TTTACAAGGAACTGATCCAACTGAATCCCACATAATACAAAGTGAATAATCTAATTCACCTTTTTCTTGTGCATCCAATAGTCCATTAATGTAATCTGTAATTTGTTCAATATAACTGAAGTTGTTATTAAACAAGAAGAATCCGTCCCAAGTTAATTCACCTGTTTCTTCATCAACTACTTCCTCACATTCAAACCCCATTATTTTTGAGTGTTCAAAAGACCATTTTTGTTCGGTAATAATGAAAACAGGAAGTATTTCTTTCTTTTGAGCATCGACCGCAGTTTTAATAAGTGCTGTTGTTTTACCAGTATCGGAGTGACCCAATAACATATTAAGGTGTCCAATTGCGGGACCAGGTAAACCTACCGCATCCAAGAATTCGGAACCAAGATCAAAAAATCTTTGTGGTTTATATTTTGCGTCTGAAGAGAATTTTTTCTTCAACGCACTAAAATCGTTTTTTTTCAGTGCCATATTTTTTGTTTTTCTATATAAAATATAAACAAAAAAACGGGAACAATAAACTGCTCCCGTTCATATAATTTGTTAATAAATTAGAATGGTAAATCTTCATCAATCTCATCCTCAACCTGTGGGTCATCAACCTCATTGATTGATTTTGGTGCCGGTGTTCCTCCCATAGAAACTTCTGAAGTTTCGTTGTTAGAATAAACATATCCGCCTTTTTCAGAGTCCCAACGTGGAGTTTCACCACGAGCGATTGCCTCAAGATACTCAACTGCTTTTTTAGAATATACATCCTCCCAAGTCAATTCATCACCAACCCACTCTGACATCTGTGTTTCGTCTTCTGAAATTGGGGATGGGTCATCATACATTACAGTTTGAATTACTGTGTAGAATGCTCCTTTTGGTGTTTTTGATTTAGTTAACTCAAGGATCAAGTCACGTCCTTTATCAGGATCGGTTACATCTCCTTTAGCTTTCCAAATTGGAATAATTTTATCAAGGATTCCTTCTTGTTTGTAATTGTGTTTAAATCTCCAAAATTTAACACCGTCTTGTTCGTTGTCACGATCAATAACTTTAACAATGTAAAATTTACGTGATCTGTATTGTGTCGCCAATTGTTTGTCCGCTTCTTTACCTGTTGACATAAGTTCTTCATAAACTTCAGTCAAAGGTGAACGCTCATTGTCGTTTTTTCCTGGATCATAAAATTTTTGCCATTTACCGTCCACATTAATCTCGTGAAACCATACTTCTTTGAACGGTGAAGATCCGTCTGTTGTAGGAAGAATACGTACTCGTTTCTGTCCTTGTTTTTCGTTGTCTTTTAAGATTGCCGCGAAATATTTTTTCATTCGGTCTTCAGAAGACATTTTTGAGCCGCTATTTGTGCTGCTCTGTGTTGATTGTTCGTACTGTGCAAGTACTGCGTCTAAAACATTTGTCGCCATGTGTAAATAAAAATTAAAGGTTTATATTAAAATTATAGTTGTATAAAAAGTTATAGTCAAATAGTGTCGCCAAAAAAAGTTTAAGGTCGAGATTTTCGACCTTAAAACTTATGAATTATATCTGTTTAATAAAATGTCGTCTTCGTCTTCCATCGGTTCGTTGAATGTTTGTTCAATTTCGGATGGACTAAAGTTTTCCACGTCGTCTCTCGTTAGAACGTACTCATTCTTACCTGTTTTTTCCATTTCATCTTCTTTATCTTTAAAGAAGTCAGCCAAATTTTGTTTAAATGGACCAGAATCAAGTGATCTTAATTCTAATTTTTCTTGAGCCGTTTTAGGTCTGTATTTTTCAATCTTAGTTTCTAAACTATCTAACTTAGATACTAAACTATCCATTTCAGATAATTTTTCTTCCATATTTTTAATTTGATTAAACAAGTTTTCAAAATATTCTTCTTGTTTATCAACCATAGTTTTTTGACTATCAACTAAGTCAGTAATATCTATTTCCTCAACCTCACCTTCGCCTTCACCTTCGTCACCAACTACTTCAACATCAGGATCTGTTGCAACATCAATAGGTGTTGTATCAGATTCAGGTGCTGCCGGTGGTGCCGGTGCTGCGGGATCGGCAGGTGCTGCTGCCGGATCTTCGGGTAATGGTGGAACAGCACCAGCCGCAGGATCCAGCGCCGGATCGGCAGGTACTTCTTGTTCCATAATGTATTTGTTAATAGAATTATATCTTGATAGTTCTTTTAATATTTTTTCGTCTAAAGCCATCTTATCCGTTTAATAATGTTTTTATACCTCTATTGGTCTCTACTTGTATTTTTTTAAATGTTTTCATTGTGTTGTCAACTCTTTCAATTAGACCGTCTTTCATTCTAACTGTATAACAATCACCAGTGTCAAGGTCACAAACTTGTTTTGTGCCATCACCCATATCTTTTTCAGAAACTCTTGTATTTTTACCCAAGTAGTTATCTAATATTAATTTTGTGTTCATAGTTGTTTTTTATTATAAATATCAATTAGTTGTGAAAGTTTGTACCGACTTGAATACATTAATCGCTTTTACAAATTCGGACTCAATCAATTTAATTTCATTCGTCTCAACTAAACTTGTGTAAACATTAGGAGGTTGGTTAATTGGGTAGTTCAATACATATTGTTTAGCGTATGTTTGTTCCGTACTCAAACCTAACTTAATATCAGATTCAATACTTCCTAATATATTAGCAATCCTATTAAATGCGAACTCAACAAAACTTCTGAAAGAAGTGAAACTAGCAACAGGTAAATTATTATCATTACCTCTTTTGACACAGTAAAATTTCTTATTAATATATGTAACAAAAGAAGGACCATATAATTCTTTTAGATTAATTGTTGAGTAATTGTTTTCATAACCTGTTATTTTTGATGAGTTTCCTGTGTCAACATATATAAATGTGAATAATATATTCGCATAAATTTGGAATGTCGTACCTGTAATATCGCCAACATTATTACTTTTTAAGACATCCACAATTGTATTAAACAATTCTTTTGTTGTTTGACTTGTTTCGGTAGGATTATCAATTGCAGTATATTGGAAATAGTTAGGATTAACGTTAGTTTGACAATCCTGATTCTTGGTTAATGTTTCTTGTGATTGAATATTCGCTAAAACATTATTTCTTTGAAATTGTATATTGTCAGACCCTTCTCTTAATTTTGTTTCTCTTTCTTGAATTTTACTTTGAATTGTAGATAAAATCTGCACATTCAATGTTTGCACAAAGTTGTCTATTCGTGGTAAACTATAAAATGGTTGTCTTGTTCCCTCAAATTGTGTTTCAAATCCATTTTCACTAACACTATGACTTACCTTTGTAATCATGTAAGGTCCTGAGAACATAGGTATATTTCTAATATTGAAGTACATCATGGGTTGTATCAAAGCATCCCCCATCATATCAACAGAACAAGTATAACTTCTATTTTTATATAAGTTATAAAGTGAAACTGATTGTGTTGTGGATCGTCTGTTCTGACCTAAGTTCGCCATTTGATTTAACATTTCAAGCGACTCCGATGTTGGTTTACCCGGATCTTGGGCAACACTAAAAGATTTAAAGATTTGTTGGTTTTGTCTTGTCATATCAACATTAAATCCAACAACTTTATTTGATTTAGCCCAATCTTGTTTATCAATTTGGTTTTCAATTAAAGGATTATCACTTGCTCTTCTTAAGTCAAATGCATCATCTCTATATCTATAATCAATATTATCTTTCATATCCAAGTGCTCACTTGGTTTATTAACATAATAACAAAGGAACTTCGGTGAACTATTTCTATAATCAACATTAAGGAACGTACCAAATAATGTGTTACCAAACTCTAAACTTCCATCAGGTCTTGGTGTTGGGTTCTTCTGTGCGTCTTGAACATTATAAAAATTAACATACGCCGGTAACATAAAGTGTTGGAAGTTATTCTGAACCAATATTGTTGTTACCATATCAAGTAGAGTGTTCTTGTATTGTGCCCCATCTATAAGGTCCATTATTTGGAATATGTCTACTAACACTTTATCACCAACGTTTCGGCTAGCCCTATCAACCAACATCACGTCCTCAAATAGTGTTTTACTTTCGAAATCAAATCCCGCAATCCAACTATCGTTTAACGCTTTAAATGTTTCCCAAAGTTCAGTTCTTGTTTGTTCTGTAAAACCAGCCTCTAAAGGTGCTCTGTTCGCAGCATCATCACCTGTAATAAACACATTTGGTATTTGTTTTCTAACTGACGGTAACATTACATTTAATACATTATTAATGTAGTTGTCCGACTCAGTTATATAATCATCCATTAAACCATAAAAAGTGGTAAGATTTAAATTGGGGTTCGCTAACTTTTGAGTTGCATATATTTTAATAAGTGGTGCAAATTCTTCAACGTTTTTTTCATTAAATAGAACATTTAAGTCAACGAAGAAATCCGTAATGTATGATCCATTATCAGTATAAACCAATTTTGGTATACTTGATTTACCAACATAAAATTCTAACGCTTCCCAAGTTTTCGGGTTTTGTTGTTTAGATTGAGCCAATGTTACTCCACCACCTTGTGTTGGTAAAGAACCAGGAAAATACGACCCATAAATAATTGGGTCTTCAATAAATCTAGTTGAGAATGTATAAAACAATCTTTTATTAAACTCTGATGGATTACCGTATTTAAACACAACATCATAATTCATAAAAGACGATAAGATGTTTTGGAACGTTTCATTTTGATTGGTTATCAAACTTGACAATTTTGTTTCTGGCGATGTACCCGTTGGTACACTAACCTTAAATAATTGTCTCGCTAGTGTTTGGAAGTTCTTAAATGTTTGTTCACTCAACTCACTTTCAATTGTGTCATTCACAGACGCACCTTGAGGGTCTTTTTTAGAAATACTTAAGTCAGTTGTAGATTGAGAAGTTGGTAAAGTATCAACAAAATCATAAATTGATCTACCAAAGTTTAAAAACTCGGACTCAAAATAATCTAATGTTTTAATATTAAATGTCGTAAATAGTTCTTGGAAATTAGTGTAGTCACTTTTTTCACCACTTATAATAAAGTTTTGTTGATCTTTTTGTTCGTTCAATATCTTTTTAAGATATGTTTCGGGATCATTCTTAACAACTTTTGAGTTATCGAACCATCCGTATTGAGGTGCGTTCCAGAATAATCTAACAGATCCGTTAAACATCGCGTTATTGCCCGAAAGTTCGTCACGCATAGTTCCATTTTTAAATGCCTCGTCTTTAGTTTGATTGATATTTGTACCGAATGACGGCATAACATAACAGAAATTAGGTTCCGTCGATGAAGATACCACAACAGACCAAGGCGAAACTCTCATTGTTCTTGATGGACTTGACAGGTCAAAACCTGGTGTCTCATAAATTGTTGAGTTAGTGGTATTCATCATAATTAACCTACCACTATCCAAATTGTTTTGGATTGAGATTGATGGAATACCTTGAATGTAACTATTTTGTACTACGAATGCAGACACTGTTGATGGTGTTTGACCAACACCAATACTATAAAGTCCCACACCACCTGTGGTACCTGAAATTTGATTTAATATTGTGACATTACCATTTAATAACGGTCCATTGATGACGGATCCATTAGCTAATACATTACTATCAATAGAGTTTATTTGTAATGGTGGATTTTCAACACCAAAGCTAGATGTAAAACCGGAAACATTATTAACTATTTTATATAACCCATTTGAGTTTGTACTACCACTAATTTGATTACCTATTTGTAATGTATACGGGAATGACGGACCATTAATTATCTGTAGATTTGATAACGCCGATAAACTGACATTTGACATCTGAGCAAAACTACCGATCGTAAATTGGAGTGGTGCTGTTGTTGTTGATAAAAATGATGGTGTTGTTGTATAAGTACCTGCTCCTCCCGCAGTACCTGAAACTTGTCCTGTCACCACTAAATTAACATTAACAGAAGGAATTGTAATTGTTGTTCCTACTTGTATTAAATTGTTTGTAATTGAATTCACAATTACTGTTGCCCCGTTACCACTACAATTACCGGTTACTTCAAAAACTGTTGTATTACCTGTTACTTCTTGTATTGTACAATTACCCCCCACTTGTGAAGATCCGCTAAACAATTTTAACCCTTGTAAAAAGACATTAAAGTCATCCACCAACTGTGGGTAGAACCCTGTATTAATATCAGTAAATGGTTGTGGTCCCGTTGTTGTTGTATCTAATACCAAATTTCTTGGTGTTCCATCAATTACTAAGTCATAGTTTTTAGTTGCGGCTGAAGTTGCGGGATCCCAACTTTCAAGGTAATTAAAGTTTTTCCAAACACTATCCAAATAATCAACACCAGTTTCTTTATATGTTTTATATCTATTCCAAATTGATCCGTACTTTAAAATCCAAGCGTATGGTAGTTTGTGTACCGCACCAAACTTTTTCATTGTAGATAATATATAACTAAGATCTGTAGTTGATTCTCCATTTTTGGTCACATACTTTTCTCTTAGCGTTGCCAAAGGCAAACTATTTAAGAACAGGTAAGCGGCTGTCTTATATGGGTATAAATCATTTTGTTTGTACCTAAAGTTAAACACACCTTGTTGTACCGCATTTATAAAATACGGTGTATTCAACATGGATGTTGTTTGTGTATCGGTCAAATGATTAGTATATCCCGTGTACTTTAAATCGCCCTCAGTTACTAATTGATTTTTATACAATCTTGTATTATAGAAAGTCTTTAAATTTGTTGTATCAGGTGTTACCGATAAATTTTCAAAGTTAAAATACGTGTACGGTCTTTTTGTGGTTACGTTATCGTCGTTTTCAAAATTCGTAATGGTTTTATGTGTATCGTTATACTCCAACACATCTTTAGTATCAAACGCTTCATTAGCATTATTTAAACTTTTACCATTCGCCAAATTATCCCTATCCCACTTTAAATCGGTAAGTGGGTACACATCCGTAAAATTAAATACATTACTACTAGATGATGAGGTTAAATATTTTTCTAAATTGGTAAGGTTTCTTGGGTTTGATAAAGAAACATTAGGTTGTGATTTAGTAGAAATTAAAATATCAGAATTGTAAATAACGCTTGGGTTTTCAACATCATTTCTAATGTATGGCGTTACAAACGTTCCCCTTGCAAAAGTTTGCCAACTTTCACCTTGACCTTGATTTGATATGTGTCTTAAGAATGGTAAATAATTATTACTATCTAAAAGATATTCTTTTATTTTTTTAGATAAGAATGGGTTATCAACACCTAAACTCTTAATAACATTAACAGCTTCGTCATCCGCTTCCGCCTCATATATTGATAGATCATAACCTGAAACTCTGTTTAATCTACTATAATAAGAATTCAACATTAACCTCTCATAAATCTCAAAGAAATATTTTGATTCCTCTTTGTTTTGGAACACCTCATTTGTAATTGGGAACTCAATCGCATTTAATGATGCTCTTGATGGTTGACTATCTAATTCATTAAATTCCGCGCCAGCCTTATCATCCGTTTTTTGACGTTCTATATAACCTTTAATAAATTGTTCAACAAATTCAACCTCAGGCCAAATCTCAGGACTGTATGCTCTATATGAAGATGCCACATTTTGTGCTCCAGGATAAATTATTTCAAATTTTTCTTTACCATCACCACCAACGGTTTCTTGAATTACTTGAGGCCAAGGATATATTGGTTCATTATTTTGTGTTGAAGATTTAATGTCAACACTTGGTGCTGTTGTTTGGTTACCAAATATCGCAGCTCTTCTATATTCATTTTCTCTTTGATCCCACGCCTTTTTATGGACCTCATCCAACAATCTTAAAAACGCCTCACCCTGACAATAAAATACCGCTAATATGTTTCTAACAGACGGAACAAATCCAAGTCCACCACTACCTCTCGCATTAAACTTTTCCGCCAAACTTGTTGTAATTTGTTGTTCTATTTGAGTTCTGAACTTTGCCGCTTGTTTTGACATTCCATCGGTAATCTCCATGAATGATTTAATCCCCTCAAAATAATTAAACACACCATCGTTCGTTACATATATATTTTGTTGATTAAGAACGAAATTAGTGTATGCAGTATCAAATTTGGTTAACCCACTTTGTGGTGTTCCGGGAGGTGATAAAACACCCTTTGGCGCATTTTCTTGTGCCTGGAATGTTTTATTTAAATCAACTTGATCAGGATTAACTTTAACTCTTATTGTTTTTGTTGTGATATCAAAAGGGATTTGAGTTTGTTCGGTTTTAGCTCCGATTGTATAACTACCCCCAACACCAAAAACTTTATTCTCATTTAATTTTGCGTTGTAGTCCTTCAATATACCATCCAATTCGGTTAAAGCGGTTTCTATTTTTTCTGCCGATAATTCTTTCTTAAATGTATAAACTTTCTGTCCACTTTTAAGTATGATTGGATTTTTAAAATCCATGTAAGTATTATACCAAGATGTTGTAAATAAAAATACTTTTTGTTGGTAACCAAGTAATAGGTTTGTATATTCAGTCATAGTTGTTAGAACACCCATATTTTCTTTGGTAAATTGTTCTAACACCTCATCAATAAATCTTTGTAATCTATATTTTAATTGATTAAGAGTTATCTCAGGGAAATCATCAGGTATTAAACCTTTTGATTTGTAATTGGAGTATATCTCCTTCATCTTTTGATATCCCTTACTTACAACCGTTGGTGCGGTCGCTGTGGTTGCATTTGAGTTCGTACCTTGTTCAACAACAACCGGGGTTTGAGTTACCGTATTGTTATACATGTGTGGTACCGCCATTAACGCTCCAAAGTTCACATAAGATAATAACGTATATTTGTAACCATAAAACTTCAAGTTGATAATGAAGTTATGGGTTGATGGATCAAACTTAGATGTGAATGATTGTAACATTATTGGGAACTTAATCGCTTTACCGTAATACCCTTTTAATGTCAATGTAAATTGAGGGTATGGTAATTGGAAGAACGCAGAGTATGGTGAATTATTTCCACCTTCAAATAACGCTCTACCTTTTACGTCTTCAAGTTCAACAGTAATTACCGGTAAAAAATCTAAACCAATTGATACGTTAACACTTCTCATCCCTAAAAACCCATTATCAACAGCACCCGGTGTTCCGTTTGAGTTTAAATTTTGGGTAATATAATAATCATCAGACTTATTTGGGTTTTTAACCGCAGTCTGATTGATTTGATTAACCCCCTTACCTTGTAAAGTATCCTTACCGGTGATCTCATCAGACCAAGCGGTATCCATAAATGTTTTGTTACCAGGATTTAAGAAATTAATCTTACCAACAGAGATTGTTCTTTGTTGATCGTTCATTGCGGAACCTACCGCCAATTTTGTTCTTGGTAATACATTACACTCAAGATTTGCGTAGTATACCAAATCTTCTTGTTTAACTAGTCTTTCTGTGATATTACCTTCTTGGTCTATTAACTTGTTTGGATCAATAAGGGTAATGTTGTCATAATCAAACTCAACTAATATATTTTCCCCGTTATCTGCCATAGTAAAAAAAGTAATTATCTAATGAATTTTTATAATCCTGTAATGAAGCTACTAACGGAAATGGAATTGTCAATACAGCACCATCAGGTATTGAGAATTCGTCACCAGAATATTGTGGATTTGCTTGTAATACCAACCACCCAAAATAAGGTGTTCCGTAGAATTGTTGGGAAACTTTATCCAACCTAGATTGTGCAACTTTATAAATGTAGTTTTTGTCAGATGTCTTATTTGGTAATGCAACACCAGGTACAACGGTCTGTTGTCCGTTGATCAGAAAATCTGTATACCTATTCCAATATTGTAATGCCATATTAGTTAAATGTTACTTTCCCGTTGAAGGTGTCTTTTTTATTATTCAAGTTATTATTTGAGTATAAGTCTTGTATTTTTAAATTTTTAAGCTGAACGTCTTGTGTTACATCAGTTGTATATTGACAAATCTTAACAGTATTATCGGGTAATGTGAATGTTGTAACCTCTTTATAAATCGGATTACCTTTCACTTCCGCAAATAATTCACCAAAGCTTGCGTTAATTTTTGTGGTATCCGCACCATACCCTTCACATACTTTTTTAATTTCACTTACCAAAGCAGGGTTTGATTTTATCTCATCACCACTTGTCAATTCATTAATGGTTGATGTTAATAAATCTGATTTTGTAAACAACGGTGACATTGCAATATAAAATCTATTATAAGCACACTCTACAAACAATGGTGTATTTTTCAAATTAAAAGTACAACCATTACCATTTTCTATTGTAGAAGAATTAGGTTTGAAATTTTCAGTTAATATTTGTGATCCTGTTAATAAGTCTTCAAATTTATTTATAGCCTCAGGTACTTTCACCGTAAATACATTAGATATTGACCCCTCAGTAGTAGCCGGCGCAAAAAATGTATCACCACTTAAATCATAAAGTTGTGGTGTATTATTGGTATTTAATTCACCATCTAATTTAGATGACACAACATCTAATTGTCTAAAAATATTATTTAATTCAGTAGTGTTTTGAATTAGGTTAGTTGTGGTACCGTTTAACACGTCCAATATCGCACCTTGTCTTTGATCAACAAGAAGGTTTAGTTTGTCTTTTAATTCCCTTTTTTGTTTGTTAGTTACATTAGGATAATTTTCAAAGACTTTATAAGTAATCGGGTCACTACCGTCATCAACATCTTTTTTAACCTTCTTAATTAAATTTTCAACAAAATCTTGATATTTGTTATTTTTACCAAATAGTGTTGTTTCTTTTTTATCTTGAGTGTATTCTGAAACAACCCCTTTTGTGTATGACCTATCTCTCAAATACAATTGTAATATACCGTAATTGTAGTCAGTGTTAATCTTCTCTAATGTATCGTAGTATGTTGTTAAATAACCCCTTAAACCATCTTGTAATGATGTTAATACAGGCGCATAATCCATATCGGTCGCATTTGCAATAACCCCAACAGTACTTCCACCTTTTTTAGGTTGTATATTATTCACTTGTGCCTGTTGTTGTGTAGTTGCAGGTGGTAATCCTCCTGTTATTTTTTCAACAATATATTGATCTAATTTACTCGTATCTTCGGTAGGTGTCGCTCTTTCATCATAAATCTCAGTATTAGCGTAGTAATTAAATGAAAGCGCATTTTGTAATTCCTGTACGGGTTCTTTAATACCCATACCTCCAATTATGTTAAAACTTAAACTTATCTTAGCCAACATTGGTTGTACCCCAATACCTTCTGGATTCATATCCAACGTTAATGGATCATAAGTAATACCTAAACTTGTTGGTACTATTTTAGTATTATAGAAGTCACCAACCCTTAACACTAATATTGGTGGTGCTCCGAATGACGTATTTAATGCGTCATTGTATTTTGGTCTCCCATCAGGACCGATAATAGGTATTGTTTGACCTGGTCTCGTACACTGTTGTAAGAATGTTAATCTAGCATTCAAACCTTCAGGTGTCATCGAGTGGAAAGCCGGACTAAAGAATTTTATCTTATCTTTAATCGTATCGTAAATCATAGGATCCGTTTCTTTAATAACTTGGAAATAATCACATTCCGTAAATAAGTTTCTTAAAATCTTCTTGGATATACCTTCTTTGATTTTTTGTTCTATCGTTATTTTTGGTTCAGGTTTAACACTTTGGGTTGTCGATGTAAGTATGTTTTGTGGGTTTGGTGTTTCATCACCATCTGTTTCCGGTATATCATTAGGTTTATCCTCAACCTTTTCAGGTGGTATCGTTGCGACGATTTTTTGAATTGAAACTCGTCTACAAGCCATTGCAGGAATACTATACCATTGAGCTTCATTTGGTGTGGTTTGATCAGGAATAACTTGCCCCTGAGCGTTTAATGCGACGATGTCATCAGTACAATTAACTTGAGCGGATAAAATACTACCACCTGTTGATGTAGTAACAGACACATCGGTAGGATCCGCAGTTGCATCAGCTTCTTTTTGTGTTTTAGGTATCACCAATTGTTCACCCGAACCTTTAAAGGTCATGGTAAACTTTTGGGAGTCAGCATATTTTTGTATAGTATCTCCGTTAGATAATTTATATTCTAACATCCATTTTTTAACAGAGTCGTTTCTTCTTTCGGATAGTTTTTGATTATATGAAACTTTTGCAGGTGCCGATGCGGATCCAATCATATCAATTGTGATTGATCCCCCTTTTAATAAAATTTCATCAATTTCTTTCATCAACCCACTTTGTATGTAATTAAAGTTTCCTGTAATCACATCACTAAAAAACTGAGGAATTCCACCCTTTTGGAACTGTTGTCCTCCTGATGATACGGTTGCCGGTGCCTCTGTTTGATATGTCGTATTTTCTAATGCAATATAAGAATTGTAGTAAACGTTAAACGGTGACGCGGCTACTGACCCAGGATTTCCTTTTGGGATATCATTTTCAAAATAGAATCCATATCCAACATATTTGTTAAGATCAACGTCAGTTGGTTTTGTGTTTTCCGCAGTTTGAGTACCGGTTCCGGTAGTACCAGGATTACCATTGGCACCGGTTGATTTGTTTGGTTGATCGGTACCTTGTTCTTGAGGAATACTTTCGAATACTTGTATTTGTTCTTCTGTTGTTAATCTTGGGTTGTTTAATATTTGTTGGTACGTAAATAAATCCTTTGTTGGTATCATATTAAATTTGATAGCCAAATCATATAAATCATATTTAGTACATCCCGCAAAGAAAGAGTCAACAACACTTTGAACTCGGTCTTTTGATACTCCGTTCATTTGTTTTTCAATGATTGTATTTAACATTGCAGGATTATCAACAATAATCGTCCAACTTAATTGACCTGTTCTACTCGTATTTTTATAGGTATAGATTGGTTCAGGTCTACCCATAAAGAAAGTGGAGTTAAAGTCTGGTTTTGAGTCATCAGAGAATTTTAAATCATAAGGTGGAAACCACATAATTCTACCACCATTAGGTCCTTTTTCACATACAGGTAAATCATCATAAGTATAACCCGGTCTGTCTGAAGTTCTCCAAGCTAAATTCTCAATAGAGAACATATACTTCTTAACCTTTCCATCAACAATGTTAGTTGATCCAGGGTTTCTTAATGGTGCAATGTTTAGGTTGTATGTATTATCTAAAATTGAATAATCTACTCTTCTACCTGATGTTGTAATACCGTCAGATTTTTGTAAGTCAGCATAGGTATAATATGGAGTATCTTTTTGGAATACTCGACAATATTCAAGTCCAGCTTGTGTTCCATCTGCTTGATTAACATACGACAGAACCATAGACCCTTTGGTCATTTCTTTATACCCGTCATTGAATACTTTCGATACTTGGTTGATCGCATTACCAACATGTTTTAATCTTGCTTGACCTTGCACTTGATCCGCTGAATCTACTAATCTTTGTGTTTCATAAAGAATAGACCCCGGTCTAAATGGAATATCTATTGATTGATATCTTAAATAGTCGGCAGATATCTGATTAAAATCATCATCTAAACTACCCGCACCACCACCTTTAGTTGCCCTAAATCCGGCATTATCTTTATATTTAGGTGATGTCCAAATTAATTGACCTGACGTACCACCACCATCACTATACGCTCTACCTTTTAAACCAAAATTAATCGACTCTTCATTTCCTTCATATAAAATACCAAGAGCGTCAGGTCCATATACGATACTTTGTTGTTGAACTCCGAACTGATTAACGGGTAATTGGTTTGGTGGTCCGTCAATTTGTGCTGGTTCTGAAGTTTCACTACCAACATAATACCCTGAAGATTGTTGTTTATCTTGATTAAATAATCTATTAACCGCAGCAGATGCTCCAGCTATTAAACCACCAATAATACCACGATTGTACGCCGGTCTATAAAGGTTATAATCTAATGATGAAAACAAAGCCGATCTTTGTCCATTACCTGTATTTGCAACAAAAACCTCAGAAGGATTTCTATACTTATTTAGTATAGGTGCTAATAATCCACCTGTTAGATTGTTTGCAACTCCAAGTGCCGCTTCCGCTTGTGGTCCATTTATCGGATTATCATCATCAAAGTAATCACCAGGAATAAATGAAACGGGGAAGTATGTACCTGATAATCTGTTTGCCAAAGATACGGTTGCTAAAACAGGATTTTCGGGAACTGTAATTTTCCAATTTCTAATAAAGAATGGTTGTTGTCCTGTCGCTAATAAACTCGCAGAAAAAGGATCACTAATAGTATCAAGGTTTATTACCCCAACAGTTGCCTGTTCTAATTCTTGAGCAACTCTTTCGTTAAATGCAAATTTTAATTGTGATGCACCAATTTTAGCTAAGAAACTATCCGAAGATAAAGGTCCGTTTGAACCTAATGGGTCGTCTTGGAATACAATATTGAATGTTGGGTATGATGAATAACTATAATATCCAGGATCCCAATATGGTTGATATATATTACCCGCATTCTGTATATCGGTAATAATAACTAAATCTTTATAACCACCGCTAGGTCCCCACTTATTAGTCACATATGCGGACTCAATAAAGAATTCGTTAATAACATCTAAAACAGTATCATTTGGATCGTAAGGTCCTTGATTTGTACCTTCGGGGTTGTTTGTCGAAGCAACTGAATTAATCCCTATAGGGTTACTAAATCCACCTTCAGGTCCGTATTCATTCAAAGGATATAAATCCTGAGCAAATAAATTTGTTGATACGTAATTGTTTGGTGAGTCGATAACATTATTAACAGAAAGCACCGTTTCATAATCAACAGGGTTACCAGGTGATGTGTAGGTTCCAGGAACATTATATGGTGTTAAGTTTTTAACTAATAATTGTTTCCTAAAAGCTGCAGAATTACCAAACGATAAAAAACTTTCAGACATATTGTTTTATTTTATAAATAGAGGTTTGGTATATTTTTTATCACCATTATTTGTTTTTAGATCCTGTGGTAGCGCTTGGTTGATTCCCTCCCGCAAGTTGACCATTTATTGCACTTGAAAATTCAGGTTTCGCAAAAGATTCTTTTACAACAGTCTCAATCTGTGTTGCATTCATACTTCTTGTATTCTCATCGCCAGTTATATTTACATTAACATTGATTTCAGATTTAGTTTCAACTTTTTGTGGTTGCATATAGGCTTCCTTAAATCTATTTGAAATGTCTGTCATTGTGGTTGTTAAGAAGTTTTGGGCACTTGCAGTAACTTTTGCCTCCGTATCAATCAACGCTTGTAAAAAATCTTTTTCGGCAGCCTGTTGTCTCCCTTTATCACCGGAAATTCCACCAACAATGTAATCCTCCATTGGTTGTGCTATTGACCCATATCCTGATCTAATATCTTTAGTGGTTGCCTGTTTTTCCAAGTTTCTTGTAACATCAACTTGAGCACCCATTATGGATGTGTATAATTTTTCCAAAGGTTCTGCGGTCGCTTTACCATATTCAACTGTTTTAATATAACCAGCAGTGTTATATTCAATTTGTTTTGATATACTCAATTGTTCTCTAGCAACCTCTTCTATTGTCATACTATCTTCTTCTTGAGTTTTTTTCAAACTTTCAATATCAGATGCGGTAAGTTGATCTACTTGTGTCAATTTAACCTCACCCGTTTGTTCATTCTTAACATTAATAACAGCTTTACCATCCTTTAACTGAGCCATACCAGCAATCATCTCTTTTGTTTCATCGTCTGTCGCTAAAGAAGGGAATTGAATTTGTTTCATCTTCATGTCGAAATCAGCCGCTTTAATTGACATTGATGCTAATTCTTCAGCAGGTATTCCCATTTCTTTTGCTATTTCTCTCAACCTTCTTTTAGAACCCGGCATAATTTCAAATTTACCATTTGATTCATTAAATTTGGTAAATTCTTTAGTTACGTTAATAATTTCTTTTTGTAATCCTTCAGGATCATTTGCCGCCAAATCCATCGCTCTTAACGGATCTAATAATCCACTTGCGGTAACACCCAATCTTTGTAGTCCCGCAGCCATTTCAATAGCACCTTCAGGGTTGTATATTTTTTCTGAAAAATCAAAAACGGTTTGCATACTAATACCCATACGTTCTGAAGTTGCAGCCATCTTAGCAAGACCTTTAATTCCGTTATCAAAATTGTATAGATTCATCTTACTTAAATTTCCAACTACTTTTTCGGAAACTCCAGCAACAGATACCCCAACACTACGTGCGTAATCAGTAACCTCTTTCATTTGATCACCAACATCATATACGGATACACCAACTTCCCTAAAATTATCCGCTAATTTACCGATATCAACTCTCGATATTGAGGCAGCGGCGGATAATTCAGTAATTGCCTCAGTACCTAAGGTTGCAGAACTTCCCATACTATCCATAACTTTCGCCATGTTCGTTAACGCTTCTTCTTCGGTTATCCCCATTTTAATTAATTCGGGAACAGTATCCGCAATACTTTGTTTGAATCCGTCTATACTACCTTTTGTTGTACCAAACTCCCTTTGGAGTTGAGTTGCTCTTTCGTCTAAATTTTCAAAAGCGGACAGATTAGTTGGGTCGGCAGCATTTGCTAAATCTTTTAATGCTCCCTCAACAGAATTACTAAATTTTTTCATATCCAAAGTCCACTGACCTAAATACGCACCTTGATCATCAACCGTTCTTTTGGTATTTGTTGCGAATCGACTTGATTGGTCATTTAGTTTTTGATACGACTCGACTTGTTTTTTAAGTTCTTCATTTTGTTTTTTAAGTTCTTCCTCGGTCATTATACTTTTTTAGATAAATATTTAATTATTGGTTTTGGTCTCTTCAATATGTTTTTGGATCAAATATTTACGTACATATGTGGGCATATTCATAAACTCAGAGTACTGTGTTCTGAATATTCTTGAGAAATAATAAAACTCGTCTAATATAACGGTCTTATACTGATAAGAAAGGCCGAAAAAATTCCACCCCAAAAGTGATATCAACTACCACTTTTTCTCCTGACGGGGCTATAACTTCTTTTGATAGGTCTAATCTTGGTTCATTGTTCAAGATAAATCTTCTAATAAATTTAGAATCAGAAATAGGCATTTGTTCAACAAAGACACTGATTTTATTTCTATCTTCATCACCATCAATTGCTACAATGTGTTTTAACAATTTAGTTGTAACAACAGGTGCCGTTCTTTCAGAAGGATATGATTTAATTATTTTATCTATTTCAATTTTGTCTGAAATAGTTAATAGTTTTAAGGTAACCGTTTTTTTCGTAACAGGTAGAACGGTTTGGAAATATCCGTTTTCATCGGGTTCTACCTCTGTTTTTTTATAATTTAATTCATCAAGTAAAATGGAAGCATTAAATCTTTCCTCCGTTTCGGGATCTGTTGATGAAACTCTATACTCAGGACCAAAAGATGTGTTACGTAAAAAAAGTAAAACAGCTTCGATATCACCATCCAAAAGTTCTTCAGGTCTAATATCTCTTTCATAAATTTTATTTCTTAACAAAGGAAGAATAATCCCCTCATTAACATTTTTTCTATAATCAATTTCAGCCAAGACATTTTCATCTGCGGCAGTTAAATAACCAACTTTAATTGATTTCTTTTTTGATTTGTAAAACTTACCTTGTGTTGGTAATTGGATCACATCGTGAGGTAAATTAAAACTCTCTTGTCCAGCTGTATATATATCTTGTTCCATAAACTATCTTTTATTATTAAAAATAAAAAAAGACCGTAACTAGTAAAGTATACGGTCTAATATAATTTGTATGTAATTTTTCTTAGTAAACCAAGATACAACGGTCCATTCTCATGTTTGTGGTTATTTTCGCCAGTCCGTCACTTGAATAAGATAAAGATCCTCCATCATATCCTGTTAAGTATGTACCTTCTAAAATCCATTTCTCAACGACAACTCCTGTTGGATCTAACATTTCAAGGTCAACATTTTTTTTATAACCCGCAGCATAACCCATACGTCCTGTAACTGACTCAGCGCACAGTCTAATCCATTCCATAACCGCTTGTGATGCTGAAGGACCAATCGGGTCACGGAAAGTCACAGGAAGTTCTTGCCATGTAAATCTACCTGCAACATATGTTGAGGTGTTTAGGAATTGAATCTCTGTTGAACCAATTTGTAGTTTCGGTCTAGAGGTCGTCTCAACGTACCACTCATTAATACCAAGTGAAGATGGGAATCTCAAGATCCATCGGTTTTCCCTTTTCGGTTCGTAAGGGATCGGCATTTTCATTAACAAATCAGCCATATCTTATTTTTTAAATTTTTCTTTTATTTTTATTATAAATAGTGTGAAATAAAAATTTTTCTATTTACTTCAATTATTTTTTAAATTATATCTCTACTAGACCCAGTTAAATTAATATTTAGTTTTCTTTCCTCCTCCAGTATGATAGATTTCTAAACCAGATTCATCATCAAAATGTTTCTTCATTGCTTGAACATTCCTTAAGTCATCATCTGAAAAACCAATATAAGGAACAAAATAATTGCTAATCTTATTTTTCATAAATGCCTTTTCTTGTAATTGTCTAGAAAGGTTTTGAACGTAGGTCATAAATTCTTTCATAGCATCTACTTTTAATTGTTCAGGGTTGGCAGCCGAACCTTGACCGAAACTTACAGGGTGATATCTATTCATATCTAAATAAGATCGTACTAGTTCATCGTCAGACAAATCTTCCTCATCAGCCAATTCTCTATACTTTTTTAAGTTTTTAACCAATTCTTTTTCACTAATACCGTGTTTGTTTTTCTTAATAAGATTATAAACAGCATTTTTAAGAATGGTTGGGGTGTGTCCCCTTGCTGTAATGATTGAAAAGACCGACCCGTTATTAACCGCCTCAACAAAATCGTCCCATGCCGGTCCTGTAGGTGCTTTCATTGCATCTCTTAAGAAACCTTCATCTCCAGGTACATTGAAGTCTCTGAACGGATTTTCATCAAAACCAACTATAGTGTGTCCCTCATAATCAAAAGGTTCTTTCCCGATCTCAGTTCTGTATTCTGCAAAATCTTCTGTGGACATACCAACAACTTTACCCTTATCGTCTTTAGTATAAATCTTTGTTGGCATATACATAAGGTTATCGTCCCAATCAAAAGCATAATACTTCATCGTAGGTTTCATTTGATCGTGAATGATCTCCGAAATAATCTGTTTAACAACTTTTTTGTAATTCATATAAATAAATATCACTATAAATAAAAAAAGGGGAAACTTTCGTCCCCCCTTTTCATATGAATATAAACCAACTTATATATTCTCAAACGATGCTCCTGTCGGAGTAATGTAGAATGTGATGTCGATGAATTCAAGTGATCTTGTAGGTTTGATATAAATCTTACCTGTCAATTGGTTTCTATCAATATCTTCAGGATCGTTGGATACCGTAACTCTAAAGTCATATAAACCTCGATCTCTTCTGATTGCATCTAAGATTGGATTAACCGCGTTTAAGAAATCTTGTCTTACTTGTGCGTCGTTTTGTTCAAACAATAATCTTACAGATACTGCTGATATCAATTTACGAGCTTGTAGTAACAATCTTCTTACGTTAATTCTGTCAAGAGCAGATTCTCTAACTTGTAAAGTTTTGTTACCCCAAATTACCGTACCTACATCAGAGAAGGTTGCAATTGGGTTAATTCTACCTATGTAAAGAATGTCTCTATCTTCTTGAGTTAACTTCTTACGAGCTTTAATACAATTAACAATACCACGAGTGTAACCCGCCGCCGCGAACCAAGGGAATGCGATGTTATCTGTTAATGCCAAGTTTCTCGTAACCTCTGCTGTTGGTGGGATGTAGATTTGAGTGTTATTAACACTATCTCTTGTCAATACCCACGGATAGTAAGTAGCGGTGTAGTTAGAGTCAATTCCTGTGTTGTCTAAGTTGTCAACCGCCTCAGTTGGGTAGATTAAATAATCTTGTCCGTTAAGAGAAGGAACATACATATCAACGTCAGGTGTAGTACACACATAAAGCGAATCCGCTCTGTTGAACTCAATCATCTCAATTGCTGACTCAACCAAGTTACTATTGTTAACATAATCAATACCCGGTGTTACAAACACGTTGATGTTTACCGCTTCAGGGTTTGCAAATGTTTGTTGACCTAACAAGTATGCGTAGTAGTCAGAGTTTGCAAAGTTTTGAGTTCCATCACCTAAAGAAATTTCTTTAAATGCTCCCCATCCTGTAGCGTTAGGGTATCTTGTAGAAGGACAAGCCCCTCTTAAGAATCCGGTTCTACCAATTTGGAAATTATCAGTGTTTGTTCTCCACTCTCTGTAGATATCCCATCCGTCAAAACCACCTTGTACTAAGAATGTGAACTTACGAGCGAACAATCTATAGTAAGCGTTTGTTGGTAATTCAGGATCAGTAATGAATGGTGAATTACCACAGATGAATCTTGGGTCACCACTTGTTGAGAACTCAGGTCCGATTGTTAAACCACTTGCATTTACATCCATGTGGAAACCAGCTGATCTGTAATTAAATGGTAAACCATCAATATCACAAGTGTTGATTGGGTTTCTCTTACCAACATATTCGAAATATGCCGGATCCCAACCTAAACTATTAGATATACCTAAGTAAGTTCTTCTTACGTTATCTCCTGGGCTAATTAAAGCATCATCATTACCCGTTGATAAACCAAATGGTGGGTTATAGATAACTTCACCAGGGAAGTCGTATTTACCTTTGATAATTGGGAATGGTGAACTAGCACCCGCATAATTTCTAAAGTTGAATCCGTTAAATCCACAAGGTAATGCGTCGATCGGAGCGTCTTCACTCATTTCAACCATAACATATTTAGAGTTCAATGCGTACTCACCATCTAATGTACCAATCTTATTAGCAACGAAGTTGTTTTCAGTTGGGTTCATTGAACAGTTTGTAAATTTCTCTATAACAACTGGATTTGCATCAGTATCAAAATAATCACGGATCAATACATCAAAAGTTAAATTGTTGTAAGTTTGATTAATGATTGAGATTTTAATTAATGTGTTTGCCGCGTCACCATCGGATACTGTATAGAATCTAAATAAGTCATAAACTTTATTACCTCTTAATTCAGATACCACATAAGGTGAAGCGGGTGTTTGCCATTTGTCTAAGTACCAACCAATTGAGTTAGCGTCACCACTCTGTGCTGATTCTAAAGCGATTAAGTTAGGGTTTAAACCTTTGATATAACCTTTTCTCCAAGAGTAATTTAAGAATGATTGGAATACCTCTTCAGCAAAAACAGGAACTTCAATTCTTGGTTTTTGGAAGTTAGTAATACCGAACACTTTAGTTACGTATTCAGGATCATTTTGAGTTAACGATGTTTCGAACTTAAATGCCGTACCGAATTTGTCTGTCACATTAACACCGAATGTTAGGTATGGATTTTTAAGAACACCAGCATATTGACCTGCCATATCTAATGTTACTTCAGATGTACCTGTCACAGAATATGCTGGGTTATTATCTGTTGTATATGTAGATATACCTCTTGATCTTAATGTGCTAACAACAACGTTATCGTAATCAACATAAGATGTACCTGTATAATAGTATATCTTACCAACAATAGTACCTGAATAACAATCTATGTTTACAGGTGTTGGTGTAGGTGTTGGTGATGTGAAAGGTGAAGGTGTAATACAAGGATTAACAAACGACGGAGTCGGTGTTGGTGATGCGGTTACTCCTGGTGTAGGTGTTGGGTTAGGGAAATATGCCGTTAAACCTGACACATACGTAAAGAATGAGAAACCAGAATAATTTGTATTACCATTATTGTTAAATAATGCGTAGTACCAAGAGTCGTTAAGTGGTGATAATAAATCAGTTTCATCTAACGATACTGAAGGAACTTCAAATACATTAGTTTCAACATTAAATCCTGAACCATTTAAAACATCATAATCATCAGTTGCAATAGAACCGAAGTATGCGATTTGTTCGTCTTCCGCAGTATACGGATTAGAACTTGTGATTATGTTAAAAATTAAGTTTTGGATTTGAGTATTTAATGTTGAAGTATCTCCATTAAACTCTTCGTATTGACTTAATAATAAACTTTCAATTTCTGGTGGGAATGATGTTTGATAACCAATAGTTGTTGAACTATTTGTACATCCGGTGAACTCAACACTGAATGTTAATTCTTTTGGTGTTACACAAGTTGTTACACAAGTGGTAAAGTCAGTTACTGAACTTAAACACCATACATCAATCGTACTTGGGTCAACATTAGCTACAGTTGTGATAGACCAAGACGGTCCAGCATCGTAGCCAGATAAACCAAGAATTCTAGTTACAAACAATTGGTTAGATTGTTGTAAATATGCTTTTGCGATATACGCGGCTTCGTACTTTGGAATCTGAGTATTAACAAATTTTTCAGGTGAGGTCCCACCGAATACGGTTTGGAATTCATCAAAACTTGTAATAAAGATTGGTTCAAAAGCCGGTCCTATCAAAGTTTCTCCCGCAATACCCAAAGTAGTAACTCCGACACTTTGTGCTACAAAGCTCAAGTCAACCTCTGAAGTATAGACGCCTGGTGAAACAAAAACCTTACTGTTTGTTGCCATACTATAAATTTCTTTTATTTATTTATTTTCCTATAAATACTTGTCAAAACACGAAAAACTTTACATTATAGAAAGTATTTATATTTTGGTAAGATTTTATTCTGCCTTAATTCTGCCCCTATGTCTAAAGAT